ACAACATATGAAGGAGCAAAGAAAGGAGAAAACGATTTTAATGTAGTTGAGATGAGCTGGTATGAAGATCCTAGATTTAATAAAGGATTAAAATGGGAAAGAAAGGACTCGGAAGATATTATTGACGAATCTAATAACTTTGAGAATTATTCCAAATACGTCCAAGATGGTTACTCCCCAACCGCTCCATGGTATCTTGAGATGATAAGACAAATGAATGGTAATATGAGGTTGGTTAACCAGGAGATAAATTGTGATTTTCTAGGTTCAGGAGAAACGGTAATAGATAAAGAATGGATTCAACAACAAGATAACGAAAATAAAAGAGAACCTATAAGAAAAGAAGGAATCAATAGAGACTTATGGATATGGAAAGACCCTGAGCCAGGGAAAAAATACGTAATGGGGGTAGATGTTTCTACTGGACAATCTGATGACTTTAGTGCTTTCAGTGTTATTTGTTTAGATGGTGAAGAGGGAGAAGAACAAGTTGCAGAATATTACGGAAAATTACCCCCAGATGAATTAGCTAATTTTGTGTGGCATGCTGGGATAAGGTATAATGCTTATGTTGTGATAGATATTACGGGAGGGGTGGGACTACCAACGTCACTAAAATTAAAAGAGATGGGATATTCTCAACTACATTACCCTAATGGAGATACTACTAAAAATCCAGGATTTAATATTGATTCTAATAGAAGAATTGTGGTTAGTGAATTAGAAGAATCGATCAGAACTAATAGAGTTAAAATTAGATCTGAAAGAACTATTTCTGAGATGAGTACTTTTGTTTTTAGAAATGGTAGACCTGACCATATGGTAGGATACCATGACGATTTATTATGGGCATTAGCTATGGGTATATACGTCGCAAATACCACATTTAAGGAAATACAAAGAAATAAAAATAGGTCAGTAGCGATGATGGATAGTTGGATGGTAACCTCTAGTGAGAACACTCTCATACAAAGTACAAAACCTAAAGAAGAAAGACATTTGTCCTCAACAACCTTTGCAACAACTGACGAAAGAAATGAGAGATTCCCAGAACCTATGGATCCTTTTAGGCCAATGGACTCAAATGTAGGACCAGACGTATATAAAAACTATGGGTGGTTATTTGGTGGAATGGGAAGAAAAAGGTAATAGGGTTTAACTTCTCTAATTTTTAGTTTATTATTAATAATAGATATTTATCATATAAACAACAATTAAATGGCAGAAAAAGACCTAACATTATATCAGAGACTTCAACAAGTTTTTGGAGGAGGAACCACTAGACAGCAGGTACCACCTAATTATAATATTGACCCCAGTAAAATATTATTAAAAACACCAGATAAAGGACAATACGATCAAGAAAGATTACAGTCCCAACAAACGGCGTTCTTACGTAATCAATGGAATAAAGTAGATAGTGAACTTTATAATCAAGCCATATATTATGAGACAACTAGATTGGCGTCTTTTTATGATTTTGAATCTATGGAATTTACTCCAGAAATCGCAGCAGCTCTCGATATTTATGCAGAAGAAAGTTGTACTCCTGATGAACAGGGTAGGTTATTAACTGTTGAGTCCGAATCTTCTAGAATAAAAGACATTCTTACTAATTTATTTACTAAAGTATTAGACTTACACGCCGTTTTACCAGCTTGGACAAGAAACACCTGTAAATACGGTGACAATTTTGTTTACCTTAAAATTGACCCAAAACTTGGAGTTATTGGGGCTTCACAATTACCTAACATTGAAATTGAAAGGAAAGATGAGAGTAGTTATTTAACCTCTAGAAAGGCTGGTACTTATGGAGTTGAGGGAGAAGACGAAAAAGATAAAAATATAAAATTCGAGTGGAGGAATAAGAGTATGTCATTTAATGCTTGGGAAATTGCACATTTTAGACTTTTAGGAGATGATAGGAGATTACCATATGGTACCTCTATGTTAGAAAAAGTAAGAAGAATATGGAAACAATTATTATTATCAGAAGACGCTATGATGATTTATCGTGTGACTCGTGCCCCCGAAAGAAGAGTTTTTAAGATTAATGTTGGTAATATTGACGATCAAGACGTACAAGCATATGTTCAAAAAATTGCAAATAACTTCAAAAGGACTCACGCAATTGACCAACAAACGGGACAAGCGGATTTAAGGTATAACGCACTAGCTGTTGACCAAGACTTTTTTGTGCCGGTAAGAAATGACGGAGCGGCTAACCCAATTGAGACACTACCGGGAGCTGGTAATCTAGACCAAATTGCAGATATAGAATACATTCAGAAAAAAATGTTATCTGCTTTAAGGATACCAAAACCATTCTTAGGTTTTGATGAACCAGCGGGTGAGGGTAAAAATCTAGCTCTACAAGACATAAGATTTGCGAGAACAATTAATAGAGTTCAACAATCAATGATTCAGGAATTAAATAAGATTGCTATTATACATTTATATATTTTAGGTTTTGAAGATGAATTAGAGAATTTTACATTAAGATTACAAAATCCATCCACACAAGCAGAGATGTTAAAAATCGAACAGTTCCAATCCAAAGTGGCTTTATATAGAGATTCAGTTTCAGACGCTGGTAATGGTTTCGCAGCAACATCTATGACATGGGCTAAGAAGAATATTTTAGGATTTAGTGATGATGATATTATTCTTGACTTGGAAAGACAAAGAATGGAGAAAGCGGCAGCTGCGGAAATGGAGAATACCGCTGAAGTTATTAAGAAAACTGGAATCTTTAGTGACATCGATAGATTATATGGAGAGACTGAAGAAGGTGAAGAACCAACGGAAGGAGGTGAAGAAGAAATGGGAGGTGATGTAGAAGTAACACCAACACCATCAACAGAAGAACCACCAACACCAGGAGGGGAAGATGTAATGATGGAAAAAGACAGGTCAAATCACAACAAATTAGTTAATACCGTTAAGGTCGATACAGTTACTCAACCTTCTTTTACTAGAAGTAGGTTGATAAAAGAAGATATCGAAAGTCTACAAAATAATTTAGACAAACTTTTAGAATAGTTTTATATTTATTATAAAACGTTTAAGTATGAAAAATTTTGGAGATTTATTGGATGCTATATACTCGACTGCATCAAAACAATTCGCAACAAATAGAGTACGGTGTGGTAAAGTCATAAAAGAATGTGTTAGGACAATAAAAACAGATAACATTTTGTCCGACCAATTCACCATATATGATAATCTTAAAAATGCAGTAATTTCTGAAAAACAAATCACAGATTACATCAATGAGAATATTAATAGTCTTAGAAAATATAAGACTCAACAAATTATAGAATCTAATAATAAATTAGAAAAATTATGTAATTCTTTAGGGGTAAAAGTAAAAACTAATAAGATAAATGAGTCCATATCTAATTTATATTTTCTTATGAATACCGCAAAAAATATTAATTCATTACATGAGTCAAGAAATATAATTAAAGAAAATCTACTTACAAATGAAAAGAAAGAAGTGACTTATGTTCCTTCTGTCCCTATCGCTTTACTTAGTAAAATCGTGAGTAAAAAATATAATAAAAAATATAAAGACCTCACGGAATCGGATAAAAAAATACTAAAAACTATATTAGAGAATAAGGAAGGCAACCAAGTTCTTTTTGAAAAATATAAATCAACTACGGTGGATTTATTATCTAAAAGTATTGTAGAGAATGACGACCCAACACTACACACTAATCTTAAAAAAACTTATAGTAAAGTGACATCAATGAAATTTACTGAGGGAAGTGCGGTAAATGACATTAGTAGGTTACATTATCTAATAGACGGTTTACAATAGAATGGGAAGATTAACAAACGAAAATCTCCATAGTGAGATTAAATTAGTAAAGAACGATATGGATTATCTTAAGGAAGGTCAGGAAAAAATGCAACAAGACATTACTATGATTAAAAAAGTGTTACTAAATCCAGACAATGGTACTGTGTCAAGAGTGAATAAAAATACAGACTTTAGAAAATCCACAGGAAGGGTATTGTGGTCTGTTTGGGTTGCACTTATAGGGATAATGGCAAAATTAATATTTTGGCAATAATTAAAAATTAAAATTATGAACTTTTTCAAAAACATGTTAAGTAGTGAAGGTAAGGTCTCAAGTAAGAGATTTGTTACTTTCATCTGCCTATTATTTATGTTAATAGGATATACATCAAATCTCTTTTGGGATTTCACAATAGATAGGGATTTATTCCAATCATTACAGTGGATAGTGATGGCGGGACTTGGTTTTACCGCTGCTGAGAATTTTTCACCCAAGGGTGATGACGTTCCAGAAGAAGAACCAACTCCATCACACACTACAGTAACTCACGAATATGATCATGACGAAGAAATATAAAAAATAAAAAAATGGGAAGACAAAA